GCATTAACTTAATTCGTAGAAGTTGTTTGAATGTTGTTGTGGACGGCGGTGCAAATCCGCCCACCTCCACCAAAAGTATATTGACGGACCGAGTTATCGGTAGCAAACACACACTATAGTTGTGGCAATATACTTCTGATGGGGGTGCCTAGATTCGACATGGCAATAATTAGAACAATGGAGAATCGCCAGAGTAGGCGTAAAAACTATTTAAATTAAACGCTAACGATAATAAGTTTGCACTTGCTGCCTGATAGGTAAGCGGAGTTTCACCAGGTGAACTTAGCAACAGAATCACCTGGATAAATAAATCACCAGCAACACACAAACCGCTGGTAATACACATAAACACACACAAGGAGAAGTAAATGAGTATGACACCCTATGAGATACGGCTAGAACTCTTAAAAATGGCCAAAGAAATGCTCACCGATGACTATTATGGCAAGCGTGAAGTTATTTCAAACGAGTGGACAACCAAGGTAGAAGAATCCAAGATTAACGGAACTCCTTCACCACAACATCCAGGTTTTCCACCATTTCCCTCCGAAGAAGAAATCATTAAAAAAGCAGAGATGCTCAATGGTTTCGTTTCTCAAACCCCTCCACAACCTGAAGTTAAAATAAAATCGAAAGCTAATTCGTAAATTGGAGACCAAGGCGGTCAGATGTTTGGCCGCCGTAATCAAAAAGGAAGAAAAATGTATTTCAACCGTAAAGTAACAAACAAATTTTTAATTGCAATCTCAACAGTTCTGATTGCCGTTAATCTACTAATTCCCGTAGCCAAGGCACAAGCAAACAAGGTAACTGTTTCAAATCTTGGCAACCATTTCAGTAATGAGGTACAATGCCTTGCTGAAAACATTTATTATGAATCTGCTAGTGAGTCCTTTGAAGGTAAATTGGCAGTAGCACAAGTAACACTCAATCGTGTAAACTCTGGAAAGTTTCCAAAGACCGTTTGTGGTGTTGTAAAACAAAAAGATGAAGTGAATGGTAGAATGGTCTGCCAGTTCTCTTGGTTCTGTAGTCAGGCATACAGTATGATTCGTAACCCATACCAATGGGAAGAATCGGTACTTGTTGCAAAGAAAGCCTTGACATCTGAAGTTGCTCATGTTACACTACACAAAGAGAAGGCGATGTATTATCATGCCAATTATGTAAAGCCTAATTGGAATTTACCAAAAATCACACAAATTGGTAACCACATTTTTTATAAAGAGAAAAGTAAAACATAATATGCCAACAAAAGGTGAGATTAAAGATTTTAGTATGATGATAGAGGAGTTGGCATCCAAATTGAGGTGTAATCACATGGATGCCATTCTACACCATTGCAAAGAAACAGGATTAGAAGTTGAAGTAGCATCCACATTAATTTCTTCTGCACTTAAAGCAAAGATTAAAGAAGAAGCACAAGAATTAAATTTGATTAAGAAAAGCTCCAAGTTGCCATTATGAATGATATTAAAGTTTTGAATGTGGAAGCTATTTTTCCCAAGCCTGTTGCGTTTTATAAATTTGAAAGAGATTTTACAAAAGAAGAATTATCATTCTTTGAGATACTATCAAAAGATTTAACACCCAATGAAAGTAATCGTAATACAAGAAACAATTATATTTTAGAAAGTTCTGAGTTGAGTGGTGTTAAAGAAAGTATTTTATTTTGTTTAAAAAATTACCTCTATAATGTTGTGAGTGCTGAACCACAAAAACTACAACCATACATAACACAATCTTGGTTGAACTTCACAGAAAAAGGTCAGTATCACCAAACACATTATCATCCAAATAGTTTTATATCTGGAACTCTGTATATTCAAGTAAGTGAAGGTGATACAGTTACATTTATGAAAAATGAAAAAAATATAATTGGAGTTGAAAAACCGGTCGTTAGAAACAAATTCAATTCAGATGCTTGGAAATTTCCTGTAAAACAAAATCATATATTTTTATTTCCTGGTAGTATTGACCATATGGTTGAGGTTAAAAAAACAGAGGGCACAAGAATATCTCTTGCTTTTAATAGCTTTGTAAAAGGTACTCTAGGCGTTAGTGAAGCGCTGTCAGAATGTAAATTGTAATATGGATAATTTTATTCTCACACCATTGTTTCCAACATCGGTGGTAAGTGTAAATATTAACAGAGATTTTTCACAAGAAGAAATTGATTTTGTGAATGCAAATAAAGAAAATATTTCCACTAACGGAGGCAATACTGTTAGTAATGATAGTTATGTTTTTGAGAATGAGTGTTTGTTTAAATTAAAACAAGAAGCACTCAAAGCTGTTGAGTTTTACTTTAATGAAATTATCATACCGAGTAGTAAAGTTTCTCCTTATATAACACAATCTTGGTTAAATTATACCGAACCAGGAGAAAATCATCATAAACACAATCACTCTAATAGTTATTTGTCTGGTGTGATTTACATTAATGCTGATGGTAATCATGATAAAATTCATTTTTACAAACAAACTTATTCTCAAATTAAATTATACACCAAAGAACCAACAATATACAACACAGAATCATGGTGGTTACCAGTAAAGACTGGAGATATTTTAATATTTCCATCACACTTGGCTCATAGTGTAGAAAAAACCACAAGTAAAGATACTAGAATAAGTTTAGCTTTCAATACCTTTGTAAAAGGTGTAATTGGTAGTGAAAAAGGATTGACAGAGTTATTAGAATATTAATTATGACAGAGAATACCGGTTTTGCCGCATACGCTTTATGGAATGCGTTGAAGTTACATTTTACTTCCGAATCTTATGATTACTTTAAGTATAACGGAAAAACAAATGTATCTAAACAGACATTTACCACCAACAAATCAAAATACCAATTTTACAAACTATCTCGTAAATACAATTTGGAAGAATTGAAGAATTTCTATATTGCCAATTTCATACAAGGTAAAGGCGATTGGGTAGGTGACCTATTACAAGATGGTGATGAGAACTATACCAAGTGGCAAAAAACCCAACAGAGCTTGACATATACCTTTGAGAATGATATAATGTATATGTTTGATAGTGTTGATGGTGCCGAATTCTGGCATATTGATGATTACTTCAAACCCGTTGATGGCGGTTGGCCAATGTTAATTACTAAGATGATGCACGAAAAGATTTCATTGGAAACAGTTTGCATCCTAGGTGATATACTTGGTTGTATGCCGAAGTGGGAAAAACAAATTACAGAAGATATTATTTGGCCAACACACCGAAGAATTATAAAGAAATATACACCGTTTATATTATATGATAAAGAAAAATATAAACAAATATTAAAAGAAAAGATTAAAGAATATGCATAAAATTACCAAGATTTATTTGGACATGGATGGTGTGATTGCCGACTTCAATAAACGATACAAAGAATTGTATAAGATTGAACCGAAAGAGGCAGACACATATAAAACATTTGATAAGTTTTTCACCATGTTCATTGCTGACAGACAATTTGCCAAATTAGATTTAATGCCTGATGCTATGATGTTGATTAACTATCTTAGGTCATTAAAGATACCTACAGAGATTCTATCTTCAACATCATCCGAAAAGCGTGATGCGGAGATTAGAGAACAAAAGATTGAATGGTTGAATAACCACAACATTGAGTTTCCTGTTAATTTGGTACCAGGTAAAAGGTTGAAAAAGAATTTCTCTAACCAAAATTCACTATTGATTGATGATACTTCACAGAACATCGACCAATGGAGAGTAGAAGGTGGTGTTGGTATACTTCACACAGATGCCATTACCACCATCGGTATTTTGAAAATGTATACTTGACAATGAAGGTTAGTCCAAAATACAATTTATTATCTAAAGAGTTATTACAACATTATTTTAATTATGATGATGGTGAACTGTATTGGAAAAATCATGATTTTTTTAAAAATAATTTAGGTAAAAAAGCCGGATCAAAAATGAAAACCGGTTATTATCATATTTGCCTTAATCAACAACTTTATTTAAAACACAGATTGATATTTCTATATCATCACGGATATTTACCTGAATGTATTGACCATCAAGATGGTGATAAAGATAACAATAGAATTGAAAATTTGAGACCAGCAAATTATAACCAAAATGGTTATAATCAGAAGATTGCTAAACATAATAAAAGTGGATATAAAGGTGTTTGCTGGAATGAAAAACATCAAAGATGGAGAGCTCAAGTTGGATACAATAATAAAATGCACTATCTTGGAAGTTTTATTTCTAAGCAAGATGCCATAGATGTCGTTACAAATTTCAGAAAAAAATACCACAAAAATTTTGCTCGGGAAGCTTGATTTTTACTAAATACTATGATATACTAGTAGTTGATTATGAGAAATATGTGAACAATCCGTTTTATACACCGTTAATAATCCGTTTAATACGAAAGGAAGTAAATTATGAGTTCATTTGCGAACCTCAAACGCCAATCTGGCAACCTCGACAAACTATCTAAAGCAATCGAGGCACTTAATACCTCATCCGAGGGCAACGATAAATCCGATAACTACTGGCGACCTGAAGTAGACAAAGCTGGCAACGGCATGGCTACGATTCGTTTTCTGCCTGCTTCTGCAGCAGATGGTGAAGATGGTTTACCATGGGTTAAAATCTTCTCACATGGATTTCAAGGTCCAGGTGGTTGGTTAATCGATAACTGTTTGACAACCAAAGATGAAAAATGTCCTGTTTGTGAACACAATTCTGCATTGTGGAATTCTGGTATTGAAGCAAATAAAGATATTGTCCGCAAGCAAAAACGTAAACTAAATTACATTGCCAACGTTTATATTGTATCAGACCCAAAACATCCTGAAAATGAAGGTCAGGTTAAACTGTTCAAGTTTGGTAAGAAAATATTTGATAAGATTTCAGAAGCCATGAATCCTCAGTTTGAAGATGAACAGGCAATCAATCCATTTGATTTATGGAAAGGTGCTAACTTCAAGTTAAAGATTCGTAAGGTTGAAGGTTATCAAAACTATGATAAATCTGAATTTGAATCACCAGCACCTTTGTTGAGTGATGATGATGAGTTAGAGAAGATTTGGAAATCTGAGCACTCTCTACAAGAACTTTTAAAAGGTTCTGAGTTCAAATCATATGATTCTTTGAAGCAACGCTTAGACAAAGTTCTCGGTCTCAATGGTGAAGCACCACGCACAACCGTAGAACAAGCCAAAGCTAAACCTGCACCTAAGGCAGTAGCGGATGATTCTCCATTTAAGGATGATTCCGAAGATGATGATATGGCTTATTTCAGCAAACTCGCTGAAGAAGATTAATAATGAGTTGTTTGTGATTTTTTAACTTTGATTGAAAGGAAGTAAAATGAAGTATCTTACCGCACTCGTAGCTTCTATGTTCGCTGTTGCAGCATTTGCTCAGGCACCTGCTAAGAAAGAAGAACCAAAGAAAGAAGCACCTAAAGCAGAAGTTAAGAAAGACGAAAAAAAGAAGTAATTTTTTCTTTCTTAAAAGAAACCCACCTTCACGGTGGGTTTTTTATTGGTAATTACACAACTCTGGTACTGTATAGTATCATTCTTTGAAATGTTTCTTCCATATTCCTTACTGAAGGAATCTCTGTAACACTTTGCTCAGATGGTTGATTTTGTGTATTGATATTCGTTGTGTTAATTGTTTCACCTGTTGATGACATTTCATTCATTGGCAAATTCATTTCTAAATTTTCTTTTGTATGTTTTCCTTACGAAGCAAATACAGAAGTTCATGGTTTTGAATACAATAAGCTAAATTCAATAGCAGGTGATAAAATTATAAGAGTAGCAAGAGGAGGTTTTTTTGGTGGACCTAAAAAAACAATAGAGATTTTAAACCCGATGTATTATTCATTGATGGAGGAAACATTAAACAAGAGTTTA